TCGAATTCAATCTGTGTCAAGTCAGGTGTTGGAGATGCTGTTATGTTCTCTCTTGAGTAATCTCTGTTAAGCTTTACCCATAGGTGTGAGATATGTGACAGAGTAGCATTGTGATTGTCTACTTCGTTATCATTGCCCCAAAACTTATCATTGATGTCTTCCTTGTTTATATCTCTCTTATCTACACAAGTGATAGTCACATCAAATTGTATTGTTGAAGTTGAAGTGAATGATCCTGCTAATGCACTGATATTCAATATAGGGAAGATGTTCCCTTTCTCCCAGTCAAAATCCTCAGGTAGTCTAGATAGTATAGTTGTGATATACGGATCTTGTTCAGCCGTTGATTTGATATGTCTTAGTAGTTGTGTGTATGCGTTCATTATAATTGTGTTACGTTGTTACCTCTTCTTATTGTAGCTTCCATTTTTTGCTTGTCTAGCTTATGGGCTAGGAAGTTATGGAATGGGAATACCTTAATCTCTATTACACTATCCATCTTCAAGATGTCTCCATCTGCAAGCATCTCTAGTGTTGCATACCAACCCCACTTCTCAAAGTAGTCTAGGCTTTGCTTTTCTGTTCCTCCACTTCCTCCATAGATTTCAGGATATGATTTCTTAACTCCTTCGATAAACTGCAAAAAAAAACCAACATACCGCTTACTATATTCATTGGAGCTTGTTTCATTAACTCTGCTCTGCTCTTTGTTCCATCATAGGATGCTATCTCGTAGTTTCCAAATGAGTCAGTAGATATAACAGGTCTAAACAACACTGCCATTACCTTGTTGATTGTCTCTAAGCTATTACCGTAATTGCTGAGGTCTATATACTCTCCTATTGTGATCTCATCTAGATTAGGTACGAAGCCGTACTCAATGCCATCTAATGTGAATCTGTCTTGGAATGGACTCTCAGTCTCTAATGCCTTAGTCACTTGTGCAAACATCATATTGAAGTCATCTACATTGATGCTCCCTATGTCTCTGTACTTCATTCCAGTAAAGATCACTAGGAATCTCTTAATGAATGACATATCATCTAGGGTATCTCTCTTTGCATTGAGCTTGTCTAGTTGTACACTCTGTTCTAGAGTAATGTCTGCTATCGATTCAGGTAGTGATATTGTCATACTATTATAACGATTTTTTAAAAATAATGTCACTTATGTTTTGTTACTTTGATATAACTCATTAAAGTTATTATTTCTCTATCTATATCCATTGCTAGAGATACTGAAGGGCTAGTCATAGAAGGCTTCATAAGTACTATGAGTTCTGTATGTTCTATATTGAATATGTCATGAGACAGCTCATGGAATATCAAATGTGTTTTTTGCTTATGAGTTAACACACCCCAAAGCTTAGGATTAATCTGCACGTACACTAACTTATCATTATGCATACCTCTTGCTTGACCTACTAACTTAGTTCTCATTATATCAGCATCAAATACTACTATGAAGTTCTGATCATTAAACTTAATGCCATGCTTCTCTAGAGCTTCTAGGTACATAAACACATAAGGCTTCAAGTCATCACTACATGTGTATGTGAATTCAGACTGGCTTGACTGGCTTGTGCAGTTGATAAATATTAATCCAATTAATAGGGTTGTTAGTGTTCTCATAGTTTATCTTATTTCGATTTTACCTGTACTTCCTAATGCGTATAACGCAACGTATCTCAATGCATCTAAGCTGTGATCAAACATTGTGCAAAACAAATTAGCTCCTTTATCTGTGTATGTGTAGTTATTCAATTCATTAGCTAGGTTACCACTATTAGGCTCAATGATCAGCTTATAGTCTTGTAGCAATGCAACACCTGCCTCAATGCTTCCTGCACCTTTCTTTGCTCCTATCACATTACAGCCCATTCTCCTTATCTCATTAATGATACCCGCTGATGCACTGTCTCCAATGATGAGGTTTCTGCCACATACTGACATATTAATCTTAGCTATCTCTGAGTTAGTCAATCCACTTTGGAACAGCTCCTCCTTAACATAGATTACTTTCCGTCTCTTATCGATTGCAACACCTACCAAGGTTGTAGGATCTCTGAATCCATAATCCTGTCCATAGATGACTTGCAGTCCATCAGGGTTAAACTCTCCGAATTCCCAATTAGTATACACAACCCCTTCAGCCTTATCTAGCCAACCTCCCATGATAACGTGATTGTACTTCTGAGGATTGTCCTCTTTCATATCATCAAAGTATTGTAGTGTTCCCTTAGGTACAAACTCAAGACAGTCAAAGTAAGATGTATGTATATAGCACACATTGTCCTTAACTCCATTGAAGCCCTCTGCAATTCCTCTTGCTTGAAAGTATTTCTTGTATATGAAGTGTTCCTTGGTAGTAGGGTTAAGTATCAAGACCTTCACGTTAGGCTCATCTGAGTGTACTCCGTTACCTCTAATAGATAGACTGATCTTATCATAGATAGCCTCATCAATCATCTCTTCTGCCTCATCCAGTATAAGCATTGAGAAGTCACTCAATCCCTTTAGAGCTGCAGTCTGTTGTCCTGATCCACTCTTCAGTCCTTTGAATACTATCTTCCCGTTGTTAACCTTAGAGTCAATCCTGTTCTGTTGTATATCAAATGAGTTCTCCAAGCCCATCATCTCAATCCTATCCTCCACCTCAGCGAATATAGAGTCCTTTAGAGATGCGTTAGTGAATCTAGAGTACATAACTCTATGCCCTTTCTGTAAGACAGCTGTAAGGCTGCTCAATGAAGTAGCAAAGGTCTTCTGACTGAATCGACCTCCAGTAATTATATATGTATCTACACCCTCAGGTCTATTGAATAGAGGGGAGTACTTGTCTGAAATGTTTATCATACCTCTTCGTGATCTATGTCTGTTGCTGAGGTAAAGTTAATCGTAGGGATTGTAACACTGTTACCTTCTGAAGTTATGTCTACTGCTATTGTAGGCTTTCCTATTGTATACTCTAAGTAGAGCTTGGTTGCCTGTGTGTCTCCCTTAAGAGCATTAGCCTGAAGCTTTTGGAATACCCCAATGAAGTCTGCCTCTGTAGTTGCTTGAGAGATCAAGTCTCTGTATGGACTCTTTCTCTTATCTATTCCTTTAGTCTTTGTAGAGTTTCCTCCGTTGTTCTTTCTCTTATCCATAATATTCAATATAAATCAACTATTGATTCTATAGTAATATAACGATATATATTAAATATTGTCACTAAAGTTAAAAGACTACCTTGTTGGGGTAGCCTCTTTAATTAATTCTAATACTAGAGCACATGTCTCATACTCTTCAACCCACTCAAAGTACTTTAGAGCACGTTTAAGAGACGTTAGGATGTTTTCGGTATCCAAGTATACATAGTACTCTATCTCTTCATTAGAAAGCATTACAAGAGGTACACATCTTTCAACCTCATCTCCCATTGAAACCTCTACAACTCTTCTAAAGTATATGTCACACTCCTCAATCATCTCTTGATTGAATAACCCCTCCATGATGCAGGAGGGATCTTCTAGGTATATCTCAGGTATGTTAATCATCTGCCTTCTCTTCAGGGCTTAATGCCTTAACTATCATGTCTTGGTTATGAGCGATGTTGGTTACTAAGATATGTAAATTGTCTAGCCTCGCCTCCAGTTCTGCCACCCTCTTCTTTAAGACCTGCTTGTTCAATGGCTTGCTGTTCTCTAATTTGTTTGTTTGTGTCTTCATATTGTTTTAGCTTTTTTAGTGTAGCTCTCTCCATTGTTATGAAAGATGCTAATTGATTATTAATGAAAAATTCTACTCGTTCTCGTGGTATTCCATCCAACATATCTTCTATTACTTTTGGCTTGTCTAGAGATGCCTTAGAGAGATCCTGTTGTAGTTTTATGTTCCTTTTGACTAGAGCTATGTTTTTAAGCCTTAGTGCCTCTGTGATGTCTAATGTGACATCTTCCTTTATGTCTACTAGAAGCTCAGTGAGTTGTGCGTATTGTGTTCTGAATACATCATCATATCTGTGATACTCTTCGAACTTCTTTAGTGCGTGCATTATGGTTGCGTGATCTTTACCTGCACTCCTTCCGATTCCTTGCAGTGTTGCACCGCTTTGTCTAGAGAAGTGATAGTACATGCATCGGGCTTGTACATATTCTCTTTGTCTTGTAACCTTGTCTAGGTCTAAGCCTGTGATTGTGGTTACTGCATCTTTTATTATTTCTAGCATGTTATATATTATTTAAAGAAGTAATACACTATGTACTGATCGCTTTCATAGTAGTGTGTTAGTGTTATAGTTACTGCATCTGTTGAATCAAATGTGTAAGTCCTTGATCCTATTTGAACAACTCCTACACCAGTGCTGAAGTCTTGAGTCGGAACAATCATAGGAGTATCACATACCCTATTGTAGTTATTGTTTTGTATGTCTAACTCGTTTGCGCTAGTGTTGAAGTTCCACTCATCAGGACACTCCTCTCTGATCTTCTCTGAGAACACTTCAGGATCTCCATACTCTACAGGTGGTACAAACCATTGCTGTGTCTTGTAGCAATATAGAACTCCTTCTACATCACTTACATTAAGTGTTACTTCTGTTGCCTGATCTTCAGGACTGCAACTGAATAGAGTTGCGATTGTTACGATTGTTAAAATTAGTTTCTTCATAGTTATTTTCTTTTAGTATTTCTTTTGTTAGCAATTAGTTTTCCGTTTCTGTAATGATCTACTATTAATCCAGTATCTAGTTCTACTGTCTTGTATGGTAATCTAGAGTATTTGATTAGTAGCTTGTTAATTAGTTTTCTCATGGTTTATGTTATTATTGGTTAGTTATTATTCTCCTTTTAATGCTCTAGCTACTCCGTTTAGGTAGTCTGTGTGTTTTTGTAGTTTTACGTATTTAGATAGTTCCCCGTTGTTTAAGGCAACTAATGATTGCTCTAATGTTTTGTCTGCCATTTTGGTTGCTTGTAAGTAAGTCATAATTTTATATTTAGTTGATTTGTTTTTTGTAAAGATACATACTCTTTTTAGTTAAACCTGAGCTTTTTTGAATTATTTTAAAAAAAAAGGCTGCCCAACAACGTAACAGCCTCTCTATCAACAATCAACTAAACTATTTTTTTTTCTGATATTCTTTTAATATCTCTAGATTCTCACTCATTTCTATGTAATAGTCATAAGCTTGCTCCAGTCTCTCTCCCTTTTCAGCCTCACACATCTCTGTGTTATCTCTAAGCTCAGCTTTGTATAAGTGATACTTAATTAGGTATTCTTTGGTTTCCATCTCTTGTCTATCTACGTAGGCATTGAATCTAGAAACTGTTGTTCCATTGCTATTTCTTATTGCTGAAAATAATCTGTCTATGTTATCTGTGTCCATGTCTTTAGTTTTTATTTGGTTACGTAATGAATTGCGAATATTATGTAAGAGACAGCCATTACCACCTCTGCTATTTCTCTTAGTCTATTTCTTGTTTTTTGCTTTGCCTGACCTTCAAGCACTGTTTTTGTGAATGAAGCCCTTGCATCTTCTCTTAGCTGTGCTTCTCCCTGTTCTTTAGTTAGTGTTGATTCGTAGTCTTTCATTTGTTCTTGTGTTACTTTTTTGTTTAAATTCATAATAGTTAATTTTGATTAGTTAATGTTCCTTTATTTAAAAACAATATTTAGTTGATTGTGTTACCCTATTAACAAAACTTTAACATTTCAGAGATTCTTTAAAATCTATAAAATCCTGTAAGCTTCTCATTACTAGGTAAGTAAAGCCTGCCTTCTCTATTGTAGCCTGCCATAGTAATTGATCTTTAGATTGCTTACCAGTTTCATTCTTTAGTTCTATCATCGTAGCCTTACCATTAAAATAGTATACCATATCACTCCTACCTTTGATAAGTCCTATTGCTTTGTTCTGACTTCCTTGTACCTTATTGGCTGAGTTGTTCAGATTGTAGCATAGTAGTCCTCTCTCATCGGGGAAGTTGTTCCAATGCCATTGGAAGATCTGTGCTTGTATTTTTACCTCACTTAGTTTCATTATTGAAATACTTTATATCTTTTCTTGTTTACAAACTCAAAGGATTTCTTATAGCCCATTGCTTTTAGAAACTCCCTTGCATCTTCTTTGTTAGTCTTGTTATGTAATACCCAACTCGCTTTGATTGTCTTATCCTTACAAGCCTCAGCAAGTTCTCTGTTGTTCATAGACTTAAACTCTCTCATTACTTTGTCTCTGTCTAATCTCTTGAGCTCTACTACCTCAGCCTCTGTCAGCTTGACAGGGAATACAAATCCACAGTACTGACAATCTTTCGCTTGTGTTGGTAGCATTGCCATACACTTAGGACAATCCTTTACAGGAGCTGCCATCTCTCTTACAGGTCTCTTGACTAAGCTCCATTCCCTATCATCCTCCCAAAAACCATGCCGCTTAACATTCTCTCCAAAGTCTAGGATCTTAAAGCTATTCAATGTCTCTGTTGTTCTTGATCCTCTACCACACATCTGTAGGTATAAAGGAAGAGATACTGTAGCCCTGTATAGTATCACGCATTCAATATCAGGCTGATCGAATCCTGCATTCAATATACCACAATTACATACGATTGCATCAGGTGTCTTATCAAACCACTCTAGGATAGCCTCTCGCTCATTCTTAGGTGTCTTTCCGTCTATATGTTTTGCTTTGTATCCACTTGCATTAAACTCCTCGCAAACCCTCTTAGAACTCTTTACATTGGATGCGAACAATATTGTCTTCTTATTCTCAGATAGTCTCTTCCAGTTCTTGACTACCCCTAGGTATGTTTTGTTCTCCTCATAGTATTGAGATGTGTCATAGTCATTCCCTTTTCTCTTCATGCCTTTCATTGTGATCGGCATTCCGTATGTGTCAGCCTTGGACAAGAATCCCATCTCTATTAGTTCAGGTGTGTCTATCTGTTGTACTATGCCAGTATAAAACTCATCTAAGCTTGGCACTGCCTTTCCTTTTCTGAATGGAGTAGCTGTTGCACCAATCACAAAGGCGGTCTTAGAGATAGAAGGAAGTACCTTAGTAAAGATATTCAAGTGAGCCTCATCAATCACAACCAATGTCTTACTCATGAGGAACTCACTGTAAG